TTGTTTTTGTTTTTTTCATTCTATAATTTTTAGTTCATAGCTAAATTATATAATTATATTTATAAATACAAATTTTTAAGCAAGTTTTTTTTATTTTTTTTTATTTTATCTTAATACAAACCTAAAAGATAGCTAGAAAAAACCTCTAGGTTATTTAAAAAAGATGTGTGATTCTTGCAATTTGACCATCTCTTTTACTGAAAATAAAAGATTCTATTGCTTTATTATTGCTAGATGAATATCCAGACTTGTGATGCCAAGCATCTGCTTCGCTTGGGCTTCGTAATGATTCCATCGTTACTCCAACGAAATCACTCTTTGCTTGTACCTTATGATGTATATGCTGAGTAAACATATATCTATACTTTGTACTACTCCAATCTAGAGATTCATCTGCCATCAACATAGGAAGTAAACTCCATTTGACAGCATCTCCATGAGTAGAACTAATTAAATTGTTATGATACTTATAATACTTCCTCATCTGCAGACTAATATCCCAAGATATGTTTTTTGACTTCCTAAAATGTGTTTGTAATATCTGAGCCATGAGCCAACCAGACACATGGTCATGATTTCCTGGTGTAAACATAATATGCACATCTGCAATTTGCATCAATGATTCTATTATTTCAACCATTAACCTTTTTGCTAACATAAAGTTATCGCTGAATAAACCATCTGTATCTTGACGAGTGCCTTTTGTAGTTGTATTTTGAAAACTATCTACATGTAATAAATCTCCAGATAACAATAATAAGACCTTATCTATTTTGAAACCCCTTGCTTTATTAATACATCCATGAACGCCTCTTAAAGCTCTTAAAACTGCGATTTGAGAGTTATATTCTTCCCCACTAACAAACGATTTACATAATTTGCCTATGTGTAAATCACTAGGGCAACAAAAAAATAGATGACCATCTTCATTTTCTGTTCTTTTAATCTTTGGATATTTAGGGCTATAATGTTTTAGCTCAGACAGTAGTTCTTCTCCAAGTTTCTTGAAATCTGTCTCTTGAGGCTTTGGTTGTTGGAAATACAAACTAGCATTTTCATTCTTAATCCATCCTGAATGTAAAGTGTTAGGGTCAATACCTTCCTTTTCGCATTCATCTTTTGCTCGTCTGTATTGATATATAATTTCTGCTTCGTCAGGTTTTAATCTATATCTTGGGTTGCCACTATCATTGAATCTATTATTGTGTCTTTTCATTAAACAAATTTGTCTAATCTACAAAAAAAATAATAAATCAATCTTTTTTACGCATAGAGCCAAAGTAATATCCTACTATTGATAGTACAATTCCCTCTACAATACCTGTAGTATGTATTAATAATTCAGCATTAGTTTCTGGCACAGTTATAAATACTATTGATAACACTAAAAAAGCAAAAGAGCCAAGACCAATAATACCTGTTAGATTCATCATCCAATCATCAGAACCAGCCTCTATCATTTTAACCTCTCTTTCCCTTGCTGAATTTCTATCTTCTACTTCTAGTTTGTAAAACTCTACAAGCTGATTATGTATTTGTGCTTTTTCTTCTGCACTTAAATCAGGCTCTTTATCAATTAAATTTTTAACAATACCTAACGCACCTTGGTCTGGTAATACATCTCCTACAATATCTAAAACTGCAGGTGCTTTTTCTTTTAAGAAAATACCAATTTTTGTATCTTTAAATTTCTTTTTCATCCTGAACAACTTTCACAATTATTATCATCTATGTTGCATGTCCTTTCTGGAACAGGAATATCCTCAAGACTTTTTATCAATTCCTCCAGACCTTTTTGATTTGTTTGGTTTTTTGAATCCTTTAGGCTGTAATTCAGCATATTCTTCTTGTACGTTAAAGCAAGGGCATGCTTTGTTTGCGAATTCATTGTGTCCATGTAGTGATGCATTTGGGTATATGTTTTTTAAAGTTTTTATTAATTTAATTATTGCTGTTTTTTGAGCTTCTGTTCTAGTGTCTTTTGCTTTTTTATTAGAGTTTAATCCACCACAATAGCATACACCAATGCTGTTTTCATTTTCTCCTTTTGTGTGAGCTCCAGAACGTGATACAGGTCTACCAGAATATATTTTGCCATCAATTCCAATATAATAATGATACCCTATGTCAGACCAACCCCTGCCTTTTACGTGCCACTCTCTGATAGTTTCAACACTTATATTTTGCCCCTCTATTGTAGCAGAGCAATGAAATATTATTTTATCAACTTTCCTCATGATTTCTTTTTTTATTTACTTTTTTTTTAGCAGAGTTTACTAATCTACTCTGCATTCTTTCAATTTTTACTTTTAGTGCAATATTTTCTTCAATAAGGAGTTCAATCTTTTTTTCAAGTTGACCAATCTTAGACGTAAGTTCTTCAATTTGTCTTGCATAAAAATTATCTTCTCTTTCATCTTTTTTAGCATTTATATCAATTTTTTGTTTTACTATTCCCCAAATTTCCTTAATTCCTAATGCACCAACAAGTGTGCTTATTACCATTATTAAACTGTGGTCATCCATTCTAATTTTTGTTTTATAGTTCATCATCTGGAGGCATAATCTCATCTTCTTGCCAAAAATCTGTTGCCATCAATTCTAAGCATTTTTCATGTGTGTAAGTTCCTAAAGGCACAACAGTTTCATCTGTTAAAAAACTTGGTTGTGTTTCCCACTTAATAGTAAATTGTGTTTCATCTATTGATTTTCTTATAGTTTCAGAGCTTGTTTCTTTCACTTGTGTAAAATCAATATTACTTAAATCTGTTATGTTTATTGTGTTATATGTTAAACTCATTTTTTCTTTTTTAAGGAACTACTGAAACAATACTAGCTCCGTTATACAATGTTAAATTATTACCAAAACTGCCTTGGTCAGTTATAGTTGTTCCTGTTCCACTATCATTATCGCCCATACGCCACCAATTATGTGGACTATTAAATGATTGGTCATCTAAATCAATAGCACCATTTCCTGAATTATAAATTGTTGTAACATCAGAGGCACTTAAAGTTACTCCTGTCCATAAAGCAAGTTCATCAACTTGTCCTTGTCCATACCAACTTCCATAAGCACCCATCACTTTATCATTTCCACTTGCGTTGGCTTTTGTTTGATAGTAAACACTTGCTGTTGCTCTTTGACTTCCATCAACATATAACCTCATAGTAGTGCCATCTTTAACTGCTGCAACGTGATACCATTGATTCAATGTAATTGAAGTAGTCCAATTCGCACTAACAGTTGTATTGTTGTTTCCTCTTACGTAATATTGGAATTTACCATCGTAATATCTCAAAATAAATGTATAATACGGATTCACCCAAGAGTGAGCAATAGGATATAAAGTTGATGTTCCTGTAAATCTTACCCAAGCACTAATTGAATGAGTGTAACTACCAGACAATGCACTAGTACTTCTTGCACTCTGACCATAATCATTTGAGCCATCATATTGAGTGCTGTATGTGTTTGCAAATGCTGGTGCTGTAATTCCTACAGTTTGTGTTGAAGTTGCTGGACAAGGAGCACCAAGACCATAGGTAACAGTATAACTATTTACTGAACTTTCAGATAAATTTATTTGACCTGTTTCTCCATCAATACTCAATCCACTTGGAGATGCTGAAAACGTTCCACCTGTATCGCCTGTTATTACAGGAGTAGGGTTTGTTCCATCAGTCGCATAGCTACTATGCTGATAAGCAAAACTTGCATCTTGTGATGGGTTTTCTGTAACAGTAAAATTACTTGAAGTATCTGAACAACCTTCTTCATCTGTTGTTCTAGTGATTTGAACAGTATAAACTCCATTTGTTTGTCCTGTAATTGATGATGTTGTTTGACCTGTAGAGCTTCCATTTTTTGTCCACGCATAAGTATCTCCACCTGTTCCACCTGTAGAGGCCAATGTAACTCCACCTGTGCCTGAGCAATAACTTGTATCACCTGAGATTCCTGCAGTAGGGGTGCTTAATATTGTGATAGTTTGAGTAGCAACATCACTTCCAACAGTATAAGAAACTGTATAAGTTCCTGCTGTTGATGCTGATACATCAATAACCCCTGTAGTGCTATTTATAACTAATCCCATTTAGCTTGGTACGTCTGTTGAGAATGTTGCTCCATTGACCAATGTTCCTGTTAAACTTCCTGAGCCTGAATCTGCTACACTTGTGCCACTACCCTCTTCAAATCTATACCATAATACAGGGCTTAAAGAAGCTATATCATTTGGCACTCCACTATTGTAAAGGGTTGTTACATTTGATGCTGTTAATGCTGAACTCCATATAGCAAATTCATCCATTTTTGCATTTACATAATGAGAATATGTACCAAGATTTCCAATTCTGTCAAAGTTGTTAGCATTTGCTCCAAAAGTAACCCCTGTGTTTGTACCTGCTAAAGAGCCATTCACATAAGTTTTTAAAGTTCCACCTGTTTCAAATACTAACACAATGTGATTCCAAACACTATGTGTTATAGTAACTCCTGTGAAAATACCTGATGAGCCATTATAGTAATAAATTTGACCAGCATAGTGGCTTCCTGCACTTCCACCCTCACTATATGCAATTCCCCCTTTTACTGCAGAGCTACCTGCTATTATATAACCATAATTACTTGCACCACCATAAGTGTCAGGTTTTATCCAAAATGAATAACTTGCTTCATTATCTCCACTCATGAATTTAGTTTCTGTGAAAGAAATATAATCGTTTACACCATCTAATTCAAGAGACCTAGTGTTTGTAAAACTAGAGCCACCTGCTCCAACAAGGTTTGTATCTCCACTGGGAGAGTCAGCGTGTATTGCTCCCCAGTTAATATCGTTGTTAGTCGCTCCTTTCCCAAAGCCAATGTCGTTATTGACTGATGCTTGTCCCCATCCTATATCATTATCTGGCATAATTTAATTTTTTAATGTTTAGTTTCCCAATACCCAACCATAATCATCAGCAACATCATCTGGATACATATCAGCTTGTGTATTGCTATAGTATTCAGGAAATGATGTAGGTGCAACACCACTCTGCATGTAATCTATAAATCTTTGAGTATAAAATTGTGCTGTTTGTCTTGCTTTTTCTACTAAACTATCTACATGCTCTTTTGTTAAAGATGTACTATTCTCAGGATTTTTTGTATATATTCCACCATTTGCAATGTTGACCCCTGCGTATGGAAGATACTCTACCATGCTCCAATGTAATAACATAGGTTTTATGTAATCATTTAACAAAGCTAAATATGGATTTACTAAAGTTTGAGGATTAGCAGTTATATCAGATTGTATTTTATTATATAAATCTGTTCCTAAATAGTTTTGTATATGCACATCCTGAGCAATATTTATGTATGGAAGTATTTTATCATTATCAATGTTTCCATTTGCTGATGTGAATACTGAGATGTCTTGTCTTGTAACAAAAAGTGCTTTGCTCATGTTATACTTTTATTTTGGCTATAGAATCTATTAAATTAAAAGAAGCTTGAAATTTATCAATAGCATCTTCCATCTTAGAAAGCTCAGGAACTTTAGTTTTAATTCCTAACTCTTTATTAATGCTAGTTATTTGTGCTGTTACTCGCTGTAAATATTTTTCTTGTTCTGCTCCATCTTGAGCAAGAGATTTAACACTCACTTTAATTCTATTTATAGAACCTGCTAATCCTACTAATTCTCTTGAAATATCTAACAACTGTTCTGCAGATTGCTGTCCATCTTGAATTAATCCTAACTCTATTTTTTCTTGTTTGCTTAAGTTTGTGTCTAAATGTCTATAGACAGCTTTTAAATTTGTTTTCATTTTGTTTTTGTTTTATAATTTGGGTGATGTCCTTTGTTAGGCATATTAACAGGAGCTTTCACAGCTTGTTTTCTGCCTGTAGGGGTTGGTTGATATGTTTTTGGTATTGATTTAACTATGTTATAATCTGCTAAAGATTTACTTCCTTTTTTTCCCTCATAAGCAGAAGTAGTTTTCATTTTATAAAGAACTTGTTGCCATTTATGTCTGCAATAAACTCCACCTTTGAACTTGAAAAGGTCATAATTTTTTCCTTTATGCGTAGGTAATTCAGCAGCTTTAAAATTCATTTGCCTAGATGCTTTGTCAATATCCTCTAATCTATAAACAACACCTCTTTTACTTCTAGCCATCATTTCCTGACAGAATTTTCTGCTTTCTCCACTTGCTCCCTTTCCACTTCCAACATTGTACTTGTACCTAACTTTGTAATAACTCTTATCAAGATTAGATTCTTTGTTAGGAGCATTTTTAATTGGAGTATCACTTTTTACAGATACAGCTAATTGTATCATATTACTTGCCCAATCATCATTGCTATCGTTATCATCAGAAACATCTCTTATGTCAACAATTTCATCTATACTAGAATCTATTACTTCTCCATCTAATAACATTAATGCTTCATTCAAAACATCACTATCTTCATCTTCACTTAGACAACATTTATCATGTTTATTCATTAACATTTCCATAGAAAAACCATCATCATCTTTAACTCCTGTTTCTTCTTCTTCTGCTTCTTTATTATTTACGTTAGTCAAATCTTTAAACTCTAAAGGCTCTATTGTTTTAAAATATAGATTTAAAGCAATATTATTAGTAGCTAATATCATTTCTAAACATTCTACAACTAAATCTTGATAAGGTTTTATAGTTGTGTTTGTAAATAATCTTTGTGCAGTAACAATTTCATCTTGATTATTACCTAGACCACCAGAGCCATCTCTTAATCCAATTAATAATGGAGATGTAACTCTATGAGTAAGCATAATTTTTCTAGAACATTCACTAGATAAATACTCATAATGTGCAGGTGCATCAGTTAAAGGTATGTCCTCAACTGTAGTCATGCTCTCTTTATTATTGTTAAAAGCAACAATAACTTTTTCTCCATGACTGCCTGTGAGTTTATTCATCACATCATTTTTAATAGATACTTGTTTTTCTCTATCTGGCACACCATTATTAAAGTTAACAACCTTAGTTCCTGAAAAACCATTCTGTGTATCATTGATTAAGTAGTCTGCAATTTCTTCCTCTAGAGTAGCATAGGCATAGTTATAATCAGCAGGGCTGTAATAATAATATCCTGTAACATATCTCTTTATAATGTATATTTCATTTCCTTTTTTTGTAGAGCCAAAAACTGGAAACTTTTTTAATTCTGTTCTTTTATCAACTTTTGTCCAATCTGGAGCATAGTAATAATTTTTAATCTCTCCACCATCATCCATTTTTTCAGCACGTAATGTTTCACGTGGAAAGTGTGTTATAGCTGATATTTTATTACCTGCGTATGTTATTTGAAAACTTGCTTCTCCTAGTAATTTTAAATCTTGACATACTTTTCTTAAGCATTCATTTTTTAATATTGATTTCATTTGAGCATATTGCTCTGGCTTTTCTGATGAGTCAGTAGCATCTAATCCTTTTCCATAAATTTGATTTACTATTCCATTAATAACAGCTTGATTAGTTGTGCTATTCATGTATGCATCAATAAGACATTGATAGTAATTATTCTCATCTCCTATTCCTATCCAATCTCTATTCTTATCTTCTTGAATAGATGGTTTTTCATATTGTGCTAATTGTATTAAATGCAAGTTATCCATAATAAACAAATTCGTTATCTCCTGTACTTTGTTCTATATAGACACCATTGCTTATTTCATAATCTGAAAGTGTCTGATTTGAGCAGTACATTTTATCTTTAAAAATTACTACATTGTCTGTAGAGTTAGTTATCGTAATTGTGTAATAAGTATTTTCATCAAGAGCCTGAGTAGTAGAATATTGATAGTAATATGCAAGTTCTGAAAATGTTGCTGTAGTATCACTCATGATTGTTTTGTTTTGACCCTCATTTTTTATAACAATACTATATGTTTTACTCCCAGATATTGTTTCACTAGGTATAAAATTTATATTTCTTGTTCCTGTCTTTGTTAATATATTCATCTAATCTAAAAAAAAAGAGGGGAGTACACAAATCTCCCCCCTCATAATCAAACTATATTTCAAATAAACACTATAAATGTGTATCTTTTTAGCTGTTTGTTCCTACAGTAATCGTAGCAGTAGCTGATGAGCATCCTGCGAAAGGATTAGCTGTAGTTGCACTGTCTATAAAGTTAGGAGGTAATGTTTCAGAACTAGCTAAAGTTAAGCTATATCCAGACATATCTCCAAATGCTGTTCCAGATGCAATACTTCCACCTGTTACTTCACACCCATGGTCTTTTCCTACTAATAAGAAATTTCCATTTCTATCTTCTAAAACAATATGAGGTCTCCCATACGCTAATAGTTTCAATTCAGCATTATCTTCCTTACTTAATTTTGGTAAGGTTAATGTTACTGTTGTTTCAAAAAAGGTAGTTCCAGCTTCTCTTGAAGATGTAATTGCTGATTCCATGCTGTTAGTACCTTTCAAGTCATATTGAAATGCTGTAAATGTACCTGTAGCATCAGTAACTGCATCTGCTGTTAGAGTTATTGTGCCTAAGTCTCCATGGTCTACAAACCATGCTCTGACTAAACCTCCAACGACATCTTTACAAGGGACTTTTCTACCTCTGGTTAAATCACATGCCATAATTTTTCAGTTTAAGAAAGGGAGCATTTCAGCTCCCTGTTATTAATTAATCTTATGCGTGATATAGAACGATGTCAGAACCTATTCCATATTGTACTGCACCTGTATATCTCATGATAACTCTCACATTCTGAGAACCATCTAAGTCACTCATATCCAGAACTTTAACTTCATTCATGTCGTTTAATAGTCCTGTACCAAAATATAAATTGGATTTTTGAGCAGCCATTGCTGTATCATCTGCTAGTCCATTTGCAACAAAGATTTTTACTCCATCAAATGATAAACCACCACCTGCTGTGTACCATTGTGTGCCTTGTGTATTAACACCATTTGCACCAATATCTGTAGCAAAACCACCAAGAGCTCTTACATAAGCTCTAGCAATATTCTGAGATACATATAAGAACATATCTTCTTTGTTGTAAAGTGCTGATGGGATAGCATCTACGATACTTCCTAGCTTAGCAATTACGTTTGCACTTGTAACGGCAGCGTGTGAAGCGACGTCTACAACGTCAGAATCAGCTAATGCTAATGTTACTAATCCATCATACTCACCTGCGTTTGCAGTTACACCTTCCCAAATGTTTGTTTCATTTTTCTCAGCAACTAAACCTGCTACGTGAGCTATTATGAAATCAGAAAATTTAGGTGGAAGATTATCATAAGCAGAAAATCCCATCTGTGCAGCCTCCCAATCAGAAACAAAATCTTGTTTACAGAATTGTAAGTTCACTTGAAATTCCTCTGGTTGAATTAATCTTTCTGTTAGAGTAACTGTTGCAGTGGCATCAAAATCACATGAAGCGTTCTTAATTACATTTGCATCAGTAGCCACTTTTTTCATTGTGGACTTATATTTAATGTTAGGCATTACTTCAATACCTCCATTTTCAATAGTAGTAGCAGATAATAATCCTGCAGAAATATATTTTCCTGCAAATTCTCCTGCATACGTGCTTGTTATACTTGTTGTTGTCGCCATTTTTTTAAATTTTAGCTGTTAAAAATTTTGTTAAAAACTCTATCTCTAGTAGTTGTTTCTCTGTTTCCTGAAATCTTATAGTTAAATGTTTGTTTAACTTCAGCATCAGGGTTATGCTTAACAGGAGATGGAGCAACTGCTGATAATTCTTCTTTAGCAGGTACTTCTTCATTCATTTCTTTTTTCTCCTCATCTTTAGCTTCATTACCATTCTTTACTTCTTCTATTGCATTTTTTATTTCTTCAACAGCTTTAGTAAATTCTTCTTTGGTAACATACTTTTCCATTTTCTCCTCTTTTTGTTCAGGAGCTTCTTTTTTTTCTTCTTCCATGTTTTCTGGATTTTGGTTTTTGTTTTCTAATTCAACGTCTTTTTCAGACATATCCTCTTCTACAGCATCAACAATACTGTCTATAAGACCTTCTTCCTTAACGATTAAAAGTTTGCCATCTTCTAATGTATATTCACCAATAGGCAAGGCAACTTCTTCATCCTCAGTTTTGATAAATACAGATTTACCAGAGCTAAATTCTTCTGCAACTAAAATAGTTCCATTTTCAAGTTTAACTTCTGTTAAATTCAATTCATCAGAAAGTTCTATACCAACAATATTCTTGATTTTATCTAGTATATCGTTTGCTTTCATTGTAATATATTAAGGGATATACAATGACAACGATTGAGATTAATAAGTGTTATGTTTTTTACACTCTTTTTTTATGGAGCACCTGTAATATTACCAATACCCTGTGCTTGTAGACTGCCATCACAACATTTTCTGCTGTATTTTTTACCATCTGAACATAAACAACCTCTTTTAGTATTCTTAGGACTTGTTCTGCTAGGTGTTACAAAACCTCTGTTTTTTTTCATTTTTTTTTTTATAGTTTTGAGCTATTATTTCAATAAATCAATTATTTCATCTAGTTTTTTTTGAGATTCTATTTCACTCATATCGTTTCTTTTGACTTCTCCTTTATTAGCAAAATATCCCTCAATACTAAATCCTTTAACTAGCCCTGTTTTAACATAATCTTCCCAAACATTTTCATTTTCTACTTTCATAGAAATCATCCAAGTGCCTTTAGGAACATCAAAGCCATAAGTTTTGCTTTTATCCATATTCTCATCTTCTACTATCCAAGATTCTACTACACTTAACCCTTGTATTTCCATTTCATGTTCTAGTGTTGCATTGTTCTGTTTGCTATTCATAAAAAATAATTCACTTGCTCTCCTAACAGTATCTCTAGAAAAATATACATAAAATGTATCATCATCTTTTTTCCTAAAGATTGGTTTGTTAGGTATAAGTGCAGCACCCATCAGTATTCTTTTTTCTTCATCTACTTTTGCAAGTTGTATTTCTTGTTTTTTTAATGCAATAAAATCTGATTCTATTGCTGGGTTTTCTACTATACTCACAGCATCTATGCCTGTAAGTTCTAGAGATTCTTCGTCTAATATTAATTCTACTATATCCATGTTTTTATATTTAAGGGAATGTTGCCTGTGTTATTGTATTATTTTCTAATTGTTGTGCTGTAGTTACATCGCCAGAAACTACATAAGCTTGTGTTGGTGGTTGGTTAGCCAGAGCTGTTGCTACTTGATTAGCATTGCTTTGTCCAACTACATTAAAGTTTGCAGTTGTAGATGCTTGTCCACCACCTTGCATACTGCCTGTGGGTGCTTTAGTAGGTGCTGATGATTTGTATTTTGTAGCAGCTATGGTTGCTATTTGCACAGCCCCTGCCACACCCATTGCTATCATGTTTGCTGTTCTAAATGCTTGAACAGGAGTTACGTCTGTAGTTTCAGCAGCTACTTTCATAATAGCTTGTGCTGTGTTTAATCCTACTTGTACCATGCTTAATGCTTTATTTATTGCAAATGCTTTCTTTGCCTGTTCCTCTCCTTTTTTAGCATACAAATCTGTTAGTCCTTGCAATGAGCCTAGAGCTGAACTTGCTAGTGCAAATTTTGCATCTTGTACTGCCTGTTCATCTGCTATTCTTTGAGCGTTAATTTCTTTACTTCTGGCTTGTGCTTGGTTTTCTGTTTCTGAAAGATGAGTTTGTAATTCATTCTCTGCATCTTGTCTAGCTTGAGTACCTGCTTTAAACATTGCAACCTTTTCCTCTAATCTTGTTCTCTCCATCTCAGCCTCTTGTGCATCTATTGCTTGGTGGGCTAATAATCTACCCATAGCACTATCTACCATGTCAGCATTTGCTCTACTATTAGCAATAGTTCTTTGATTTTCTGCTTCTGTTTCAGAGTTTATTAAGTCAAGATTTTCTCTCCTTAGAGTAGTTTCATTAGTTTTAAACTCACTCATCTTTGAATTAACTGACTCTAAAACTGCTTTATATTCGTTTTGTGCTTGTATCAATGCAACTTGAGCCTCTACATTATCTTCTGCTTTATCTACTGCTCCTTGTGCTAAATCTATTTGAATTTGTGCATTCTCAAGCAATAACTTTTTTTGCTCTGCATATATTCCTTTTATTTTATCATTTGCTTCTGCTCTAGTTTTTAAATCTAATTCTGTATTATCTCTAATTTGCCTTTGTATTTCTGCTTGTCTTTCATACTCTGCAACGATACCAGCATTTTTCGCTGCTGAAATCTTAGCTTGTTTCTCAAACTCAACATTAGCTTTTGCTTGGTCTAATATTGATTTAACATTTATTTTGCTTACTTCTTCAATAACTTGAGAACCTATTTGCACAGTTTCAGTAACTGCCTCACTAAAATTATTAACTATATCTGCTCCTGCCTGTACTACATCTTTTCCTATTTCTACAAAGTTTTGTCCAATTTGTTCTAGCTCTGCCTCAAGCTCTTTTATTTTCTTTGGGTCTTTGTCTCCAAAATAAGATTTTTCCCAAGCAAGTTGAGCTCCTACAATTCCTGCCTGTATTGCTTGCCAAGCTACCTTCATAGGTGTTAATGTTATTGTTAGGATTCCATTTAACACTTTTCCTAGAGCATCAAAGTTTTCTGTATTTTTAGATACGTTTTCATAAACACTTGTTAATGCTTTTGATAATGCTGAAAAAACTAATTCAATAGCTTCAAATCCAACAGCAAATGCATCAACTACAACTTGACTTGTTTTTAATAAATCTACAAGCTTTCCAACTGCTAAAGTTATAAGTCCAAAGATACCAGCTGCTTTTGCCATGCCACCAAGACCTTTTGACACTCCTCTTATACCACCACCTAATCTTTTAAAGACACCTTTCTTTGCAGGTTTGTCAAGAGTATTTCCTAACCCCTCAGCTTCTCCTTTTGATTCTGTTAGTTTTTCAGTTAGCTTTTCAATAGCTTCTACAACAGAACCTAAATTAGCTTCTGCTTTTTTTGTTTTTACATCTAGTTCAAGAGTCTTTTTTTCCATATCTTAAGTTTAAATAGTTTCTAACTTCTTTCCAAGATTCAGGTGTTTTATATTTTCCTAAAGCGATATTTATATGCTCATCTCTAAGACCTTCTTGTCTGCATAAATCTAGGGCTTGTATAATGTATTCTATATTCATATTATGTTGATGTAAACGTCCCTCCTGATGGGCTGAACGTAGGTGTTAAATCTGATGCGTTTTGACATGCTCTACTTGTGCTATAATTCATTTGTATGTTAGTGTCAAATACATCATAATCTGGTACGTTTAATAATTCAAAAGTTGTTTCTCCTGACTGTAATTTAGTTGTCATTTTGTTAATTGTAAATGCTCTAGTTCCCACAACTATTAAGTCATTTAATGTTAACCTAACTAAAATCTCAAGAGGTAGAGTAGCTGTCATACTAAACATTCTAGCTTTTCTATTGAAAACTCTAGTAATATAGTTTTGATAATATAATTGAAACAGACTATTATTATTGCCACCATAATCTGTAAAATTAAACTCATCTACTGCAGAGCCAAAATGTAAACAAAACGCTGGTGCTGTAGTAGAAGTTCCTGCCTCATTTGTATTACTAGGATATATATACGTGTTAAGTGAAGATACGGTTGTAGCTACAGGCATCAAAGCACCTAGTGTATCACTAGACCTTGTACTTTCTATAAAGTTTATTCTATTACCATCACTTTGTATGTTTCTATTTATACAATACATAAATACAGGTGCTCCTATTGATGCTTTCAAGTCTTGATTTAAAAATGAGCCTGTTTGTAAAGTTGTTAAATTTGTTGTTCCTAAATTAAATAATCTCTCAAACTTCATGTGTTCAAATGGAGCTTCAAAATTATATTGATTACTTGTATCTGAATTAGCTGTATATGATAATTCTCCATATTGCTTATTGAATAATTGATTATGCTGTTCTGCTAAAATGCTTTTAGGCTCTTTATATTTAAACTCAATATCGCTGTAAGGTATAACAGAGCTTATTTCATGTGTGTCAGTATGTATATATTTTGTTATGTCTATTTGTTCTCCTTGTGAGTAATATTGGTCTAGAGTTTGAACAATTATTTCTCCTGTTAATTCTTCTATATGTGCAACTAAATTAAATGTTTTAAATAATCCAGAAAGAAAATCTCTAACTTTTATCTTGGGAACATTGTCTGTAATTGTAACAAGTGCTTCTTGAGGAGTTAAAGTTGTAGATGAGTTTGTTGCTGTTAGAGTGTGTTCAAATGTTTCTGTTGTGCTACCATAAATATAATTCACGTTTCTAGTAACTTCTATTTCTGCTCCAAATTGAATACTGCCTTCTGAAATTAATCTATATGTAACAGGCACAAAGCTAAAAGGGTCAGCATCAAAATATTGTTGATATGATTCTATAGGGTTTGTCTTTCCATAAGCATCAAATCCTGTTTCAAATGTAACAGATTGTGTTCCTGATATATTTTTCTTTTCAGATATTACTGACCATTTTTTTCCATTTAGAATTTGTAAATCATATTGTGTAGAAGTAAATCCACCAGAGGGTGTTATCGTTATTTTATATCTAAATTGATTTTTCTTGTATTGAACATGAGGCCTGTAATCAGTCATTCTTAAATAGAATATACCTGTGCCTGTAGAGAAATATCCATAACCACTAGTTGTTGAGGCTGTACCTGCAGGAGATGGTAATAACTCTGTATCTCCAGAAGTGTTTGTATAATCACTTGGTTGATTAGCTACATAATACCCACCTGTTGCCATCTTACCTTTTTCTCTATGCAACCACATATATAAATCAGTAAATGCTGTAGAACTAAAAAACAAGTCATCTCCATTGATAGGGTGTGGATATTTACCTGTTTTAAAAGTTATACCAAAATAGTTTTCTATTGCTTTAATAATTATAGAAGCTCTTATTGCAGGTTTTAAATCTTCTGGACAAACCCCTCTCCTGTCTGTATTGCTTCCATTTGTAGACAGATTCATACCATTACTTTGCTCAGTAGTATCACTATATAGAAACGCTTGAGAATGAGCTAATAATGGATATGTAACACCTTTTGTATATGTAACCCCATCAACAGTTGTTGTAATACCAGATTCAAGACCTGCTCTTACTCCTGTGTCAGTTGCTTGATGATTGAAGTTATTTAACCACTCTAAATCTGAGAGTTCTGTATCTTTTATTTTTTTGCTAAAATCTGAGACATTACCAAAGAAAGTAATCTTATAAATAGATGCTTTGTTATTACGCATAGTAACACTATTTAATTGTATTTTACCTTCTTTAAATGGTTGATGATTTAAGAATATTCTAGCATCAGCAAACTTATTACAATCAAAATAATCTACATCTGGATTATACCAATGCTTAAAAATTTTATTGTTGCTCTTGCTAGATGGTAAATTAAATTGTCTAGAAAAATCAGTAAATAATTTATCTAAATCTCTAACATCTTTGATAACAGAAGTTACAGAAATTAGCTCTTCTTCCATTAAATCAACTTGATGAAAATTCTCATCTTCTTCTGTGCCAGTTTGTATATTTGGATTTATTGAGGGCTTTATGTATAATGATAATTTATTCATTATCTAATTTGGTTTATATATGGAGCAGAAATTTCAAATGTCATTTGATAACTTACTAATCTATCATTCACACTTGTTTTATTTGTGAAACTACTATCTACAAGATTAACAGGATTTATAACACCATCTGAGCCTGTTAGCCAAATGTATTCACTAAGCATTAATTCTTGAAAACTTGTATTCATATCATCATTTAAAAATCCACTATTCAAGGCAATCTTTTCAATAGCTTGAGAATTAAAAGTTTTCTTGACGTGTTCATTAACATTCATTTGATTATAAGTAATGTTGTCTGCACAAGTACCATCTCCTGCATCTGTTATCTGCACAACTCTAGCTTGAAAAATACTTCTATTAAATGTTTCTCTAGTTGCATCCATAGAAGAAATAGATTTTTTAAAAAAGAAAAGCTCTTGTAAAGCTCCCCATCTATTTAAGAAAGTAATTTTATTAATTCCATATTTACATTCCTCTACAGCTTCACATGTTATTGTTTTTAATAAACTTCCTGTTGAGCCAGTTCCAGAATAAGCCTCTACTTTTGTTGGAACATTTGTACTTGTAGCATAAGATGCATATTTTATTTTTTGTGTGCTTTGTCCATTATCTGCAAAATCATCATTCTGAGTAGTACCATTGCTGAAATACATTTTAAGTGAGCCAACTGTTTCATTGTTTAGTGGTATGTATAATGTAGTGCCTTGTGAATATTGCACATAATTTCCTGTAATCATAACTGATGGCTCAGTTGTATAATTCACCCCCTCTTTAAATCTATTAAAACCCTCTTGTGCTAAATAAGTGTTTGATGTTGCTGTACCTATAATTGCACCCTCAGAAGTTCTTGCTGATGTTGAAAGTGATACCCAAAGAGATTGATTAATAGCAGATGTAGTGTAAGTTCCATTGAAGCTTTGTTCTAAATGATTATGTACTATTTCTGAAACTTCAAATGTAACAGACCCTTCACTAGGCAAAGGTTTTTTTGTAAATGTATATTGTTCATAAACATCGTTACATTGTGTAATACTGCCTGACGCTCCTTTCCATATTGTTAAGTTTAATTGGAAATATGCTAACGTAACATCCGTTACTTGTGGTGTTCTTATAAAGAAAGGGCTTCTTGTTCTAATTATTGTGCTCATTAATCTTCTAATTTTTGTTTGTTATCATCAAAGAATGCTCCTATAATTTTATCATAATATTTTTTCTGTGCCTCTTCAAATGGTTTTGTAAAAAATAAAGTTCTTTTAATTCCGTTGTTGAATATACCTCTTGCAATAATCCAATTCAAACTTTTTCTAGGAATGAATCTACCTTTTTTATCTCTTGGAGCAATACCTTTTTTAACAGTCCATTTATCTAAACTTCTAGCAGGTGGCATTTTAGTTGTAAAAGAATAAGGTGTATCACTCTTAACTGTTCTAACTCCATTAACTCCTTTATCTAAAAACTCTCCATACTGCTCAAACTCAAAAGTGATTTTAGTATCTCTTACTTTATATCCTATACTGTCAGATAATCTTCCTGATGTATTGTGTCCACCAGATGCTAAATTACCTTTTGCATTTTTAACAACATAGTTTCCAAACTCTTTTAATACTCTATCTAAATTTACCCCCATTAGCAATAAGTCATTTCATCTTTAGTTCCTATTGTTAGAGTAACAGCCCACCCTGCTAAAACATTATCAAATCTTTCTGTAAAAGGCTCACATGTTGCATTTTCTGTAAGTTGAAAATTTGATGTGTACAAATCGTTTTTTTGTAAAACTCTTATAACTCTAGTTGCAAGAGCAAGTTGTGTATTTAATATGTCAAACTTATTATCATTGCCTCTGAAATAATCTCTTGTTGATTCATTTGATATATCAACTAAATCCATAAAAAATATTGTAACATTAAAATTGACAAAGTTTTCTTGTATTGTAGCATTGTTTATCATGAGGTGGCATAATGGAAATAAAGATTGTTTCTTTAAATCTATTTCTGCTATATCCCCAAAAGTCATCTCATTGTTAAATGGCTCTGCTGATACTACATCTTTTATCTTGTTTGCTATATCGTAAAAACTTTTCATATTTGTTTAATGTATAATGGAGTTTGTTCTCCTAAATCTTGATTAATAAATTCTTCTAGATTATCAATAGCCATGTCAAAATCTAATCCCTCTCTTTGAATTAAAATATCTAAACAGTTCCAATAATCGTATATTACTTTCACAGGTTTTATAGCTGTTACTCCAAGAAAAGCATCTTCAAAACCATCTACTAATATCACATGATGATTTTGGTCTATTAAATTCCTGTCGCTGAGGTGATTAAATATTTCTTCTCTTGTCATTTCCTATATGCTTTTTTAATCATGTCTGCTTCTATTTGATTTTTCTCTTTTTCAAAAGATAAGTACATTAAGCACTCATGTAATTCTAATTTAGAAACACTTTTAAAATTCATAATGTCGCCTTTTGCCAATCCATAGATTGACTGATACCAACCCCACTTCTGACTAAAGCCATAAGTTCTGGTCGTTGTTTGACTATCTCCTGATTGTCCAAATAGTTCAGGATATGATTCTGTAATTCTTTCCTTAAATTGTAAAAAAAAACCATGCAACCAAATACTATATCTAAACTAAGATTTTTCATATCGTATTTATCTGCTTTTTCGTAATCTTCAATAGTATAAGTATCTCCTTTTGTGTGAGTTATAGGTCTATACAATATAGACATAGCTTTATCCATAGTTTCCCAATCAGACAAATAGGTGTCTAGGTCTACATATTCTCCAAAAGACATATTGTCAAGCTGAGGAATAAAACCATATTCTTTATTTTCTTTTTTAAATCTATTTTTAAACTTAGGTTTCTCCTCTAGTGAATTAACAATTTTACTACAGATGTATTCTACATCTTTGACTTTAATATGATTAACAGCTTTAAGAGGGATATTACAAAATATCTCTATCATCTTTTGCTGTAAGAATACTGAATTATCTTGGTCTTTTGATATTTTTAACCACTTACTATATTGAGATAGTTTAATGTCTTTTAGTGATTCTGGTATTGCTACTGATACTTTCATTGATACTATGTTAACGATTAAATGTGCTTAGTGTTATATACAAATCTATTAAAAAAAAAATACACATCACTACATAACTGTTTACTTTGGTACAGGATTTTTAGACGACATGAACGAAGTCAAGATTTGACATGGCTGATATAGATGGCTCTTAAAAACCTAGAGGTTATTTTTAGCTTTGTATTAAGATAAGATAATATAAAAAAAAAGAGTGTTATTTGTTTTATTAAAAAAAATGTATAGATTTGTTGTTCATAACTAAATAATCTATATTATTTATTTTCATATTTCATTCTTATGTCTCAAAAGGAGGGTTTGCTCAACTCTCCTTTTTTTAATAGAAATGATATTCCCCAGCGTTTGGGTTGTTTAGTTGAAATGTAACTGCATAACGTAGGGCATCCAAACAATGATTCCATGCATCTACAGGAGTTTTGCTTCTTTTCTCAAGCCACACGTAATTATTTAACTCTTTGATAAGGTCTATACTATCTGGGTCTACGATAATGTCGTAGTCTTGAATTATGGATATACCAAAGGTAACTGAGCCTTGACCTTTTACACTCGCAACAACATTGTTATATCTAGATAACTCATTTATTAATCTTGGCTCTGCAGAGTCTCCAATTATTAAACTGTTGCCACAATAACTTTCGTTAGCATTTGCTATCTGTGATGTAGTCATCTGTGTCTTGCAGTAACATTGTTTAGCATATATAATCTTATTGTCTTTATCTATTGATGTTTTAATTAGAGTTGTAGGGTCATTACTAAATCCATAGTCTTGACCAAAGACAACCTTTCCAACTTCTTTAAATTGTCCTACTTGCCAATTTGTATAAACAACACCCTCAGCCATTTGTAGCCATGCACCTTGTATAACATGCTCGTACTTTTCTGGTCTGCGTTCTTTCATCTCCTCAATCCTTTCTAAAAAACTTTCTGATAGGTTTTCTTTATTATCTAGATAAGTGCTGTGGCAATATGTTGTATTA